CCCGGATCGGCAGGCTGGCTCCACCTAATCCTAGTAGGAAAGGAGATTCCCCCTTCCACTGTGTTAATTGCGACGAGGTGGCTGCGGAAAGCCCGCATGGACTTCGCGAGATAGCCCGCGGGCCAGTTAGGGAGGTCCACCAGCCGCTGGCCCGTCGCGACGGGCGCCCACGCCTGCGGTGCATCCATTCCATTATTCAGGAAATACAGACCATTGAGCCACGTCCCCGTCCACTCATCATCTAGCCCCCCAGTATAGGCACCGCTAGCCCTGGTAATGTCGAAGTGCTGCTGCGACGTATTGTAGGTGTGCCAAGAGGCTCCATCTCCATACGCCACCAGGAGATTCGTCCTGGCTACAGCTACCCACGTCGGCACAACCGCGACCGCGCCACTTTCCGTGACTATCCCCGGCGCCTTCCGGATGTAGCCCCCCTCCGCCTGCGCATTCACTAGCCTTGACCACACCCCGGGCGGCAACTCATGCGGGGGGAGATCCTTAACGACCCCTATGTTCCCCACATTTCTAACCGTAACAGTGGGCATCAGGTCTCCGCCTCCGCCACGTAGTTCCCACTCTCCAGCGAAACCTCGTGCCGCGTCAGCCGCGCCGCTTCCCTCTGCTGCATCGCCGTGAAGAAGTTATCTCCCCCAGGCGAACCTAGCACCCTAGCCATATAGATCCCCGCCTCCGCGATCAACAGATCAGGATAATTAGCAGACCATCTATTCGTCCCAGGTGTGATGTAGTCGAAGGCGCCAGAGGATTGATAGTAGATCATCTTAAGATTGAAGAGGACATCGGGGCTAGGAAAGAGACGGATGTAGTCGCCCGCGATTGCATACTCCTTCGGCTTCCCATTAGCCACCCCACTATACTTAGGGATAAGCTCCTCGGCAATCCCCCTCTTAATGGGGATGAGCTTCAGCGTCGTAGGGTCTTCATACCACACCTCCCCCCGCTCCCACAGCGCTAGGAAATCGCTAGGCTTTCCTACCCGCGATTCCCCAACGGTTACCTCCGTCGAGGAAAGCTCCGTCAAGAGAAAGTCGGGCAAGACGGGAGCCTTCTCCAACCGATCCCGCGCCGCGATTAGCTCATCTTGAAAGTAGGTATTCTCAAGGGTCGCGACGGTGAAGCGCTGCAACCTCCTCTCCAGTAGATTCTTCATCTCAAGATCATTCACGGCGGACCCTCCTCATTCCAGCTATCACTCACCTTCCCCTCCTCTCCCCAGCTATCCACCTTAGAGGAATCCTCCGTCCATAGGCCAGCCTGTGAGAAGGAGAAGATCTTCCCCACCAGGCTCACAACGCCCTTCCCCATCCCCACCGTCCGCAGAGCCGTGAAGCTCCTCCCTATTCCCCCAACCGTCCCCCTGATGAACTGAAAAACAGTCCCCTGTATGAAGGGAAAGAGTTTCCCCTGGAGGAGTAGGGTAGCCTTCGCCATCGCGTAGGTCTTACTCCCTGCTAAGGCCGCCCCCTGCAAGAGAGAACTCCCCTTCAGAAAGGCAAAACTGCGGCTCGCCCCCAGCGTCTTCCCACTTAGGAGCACTGCACCCTTTATGAAATCCAGAATGTGCGTGAGTTGCACTGCCCCTCCCTGGAGGAGAGTCTGTCCCTTCACATAGCTCATAGTTCGCGAGAGGGTATAGGCCACTCCGCTTAGGAGGGTCTGCCCCTTCGTATAGGCGAAGCTCCGCTCGATGGGCGGGGCCTTCGCAACCGCCAGGACCTGTCCCTTCGTCGTGAGGAAATTGCGGCTCTCCGCCATCGCCCTCCCCACTACTAGGGAAGTCGCAGCGCCCATCTGATAGTCCCTATTCATATCATAGGCGAGGCCGGAGAGGAGGGTCTGCGCTTTGATAAATGGGAAAGTAGTTCCCCCACCACCGCCGCCTGCGCCGATGGAGAAGCCCCAGCCCAGTATGTCCTTTGCCGGATGTGTAGCTATGGTTACCGTGTGACCATTAGCCGTGAAGACGTGGCTTGTCTCATCGAGTAGCACCGTTCCAGCGTTCGCCACATCGCGCAGCATGACCCTACTATCTTGAAAGGAATGAGCATTTGTTGTAGATGCACCATCCAGATCGGATTTCTCGATAGATGAAGTTGTTGTATCGTCGAACCCGATAAGCGCCATTTCAACGCCGCTCACAGTAGTGAACGTGTTAACTGCCGTCGGATCATATGCTAGTGACAACATACTAAATACAGGTGTGAATCCGGGCGCAGTTTCTATATAATCCCCTGTTGTTTTGGGGATCGTCACGTCATAGATTGCAAGGTCCGGGTTATTGGCAAACTTCAGCGCTAGATAACCAAAGATGTCTGTTGCCCCCGAGGCATCTTTGGTAACATCGAAGGTAGTTGCTGTGAAGTTACCAACCGTTAACTTGTAATCTTGGACATTCGCGCCAATCTGTACGCCTGCGGAATCATTTCTTGTTATGACATTATTGATGGTCGTAGAGACATTATCCGCTACGTGATAGCCGACGCAATGCTGCGGAATACCAACTTGATTAAGCGCTAGACCGAAGGACATTTGATCGGCAGAGTTAGTTGAAAATAAGAAATCCCCTTGATTATTGCTAAGCAGAAAGACTGCATCAGCATTGAATCCGGGTGTTAATGTAACAGTAGAAGGCGCAGCAACAGGTAAAGTGAAATTCCCAACATCAGCATTGATGACATCCACTCCGACTATCAGATAGGCGGTTATTTGCCAATCAGCAGAAGCTGACGCAGCGCTCCAATGTATAGTTATACCATCTGCAGTCCATGCAAGAAATTGTGCACGTCCTGGAACGGAATTGGCAGTAGTTATTAAAACACAGTCAGTATTAGACTGCATTGTCCCTGTTTTTGATTTAGCAGTAACGCCGTTGACGGTTGCCCCTGAAGTAGCATAATTACCCACGCCGTCAGTAACGCCATATCCCATATGCGCGTTAACCCTGGCAGTGCCTAGCACATCGCCGCCACTCACACAGAAGATAACCGCACTAGGCTGCCCAGTTCCTGCCGGACCGGCGAATGTCTGATCCCCTATGCTGGTACGCGCTAGCGCGGTAACAGGGACGATTTTGGCATCAGATGCCATCTGTCACACCGCTAGGCTAGACGATTGCATTGGCGGAGTCCCGCAATGCCCTAACAGTCGCTGTAAAGACAGATTTAGTTCTAAGCGCGCGCGTATCAAGCGTATCTGCCTCAAGCGCTAACAAGAGTTGCTTAATATCCTCCATGAAAAACCTACGCTTCGTCTCACCAACAACCGCATTGTAGGCATCTATTAGGAATTTCATATCGCCGCCAGCAGTAAAATCACTGGCAACTAACCCATATCTTGCTTGGATATCCGCCTGGGTAGTTATTCCACGCGCCCACATTCGCAGATCAAACACGAACTCATGGATAGGTAGATTTGGCTCAGTCACGCGTGTTATGCGATCAACTAGACTAGTCACGCCCCTACCTCCTTCAAAAGCTCCCTAATCTCCTTAAAAGTCGCCTGATCGTTATACCTCTCAAGGATCACGGACTTCCGACTCCCATCATATCCAATAACATTGCAGAGCTTCTGTTGCATCCGCAGTCCCATCTTAGCCCGCTCCTCAATGCTCGATCTTTTATCCGCCTGGTAGAGAAGGCCGAATTGCCAAAGCAGCAATGCGCCAGTTAAGCTGAAGGAAAAGGCTCTTCCGTCCAGCGGGTTTATGGAGGCCTCGGCGCGGTCCCTCGCTAGGCAATGTTGCGCCCAATGCTCTGGCCTATCGATAATGTCCGATAGATGTTGCCTTATTCTCCTCCGACTCACTGCAGGACCAACCACCCTAGCAGCAACATACCCGCCGTAGTAAGGGCGAAGGCGCCAAAGCCCGCCAAGAGGCTCCGCTGCGCTAAGGAAGTCGCTGCACCGATTATCGCACCGAAGCTAATTGCGATGAGTATCGCCAGCCCAGCGACTAAGGGGCCCGCTATCCCGTAGCGCACACCCTTACTTCCCCTGGATAGTATCGCAGATGCGCATGACTACGCCGCACATCTTCATCTGCTTCGAGTCCGCCGCGCCAGTACACACCTTCGCTTGCAGCGACGCCCTCAGAGTAGTATCAGCGCAGTAGGCCCGCACCTCCTCAAGTGCGGAGTTCGCCGCCCCGATGCCGCCACTCTTGCACGCCACTAAGCCGCCGCACAACACCACAACCATCGCCAGCTTCTTCATACCCGTCTCTCCTCAACAAGTTTTCTCATATCCTCCACCAACTTCTCCATCTGACTCACAGTAAGGGTGAATTGCTTCATAGTCTCCTGTCGCAATTCCCCACTCTTCTGCAACTCCATAATACACTCCTGCAGAAGTGTCTCGTAGTTCTTCGCTAAGCCCTCCTGGTGTTTATGGCATTCCTGCCCAATTCTATAGAGGGCATCTTCGTAGACCTTCATCCGCTGCGCTTCATACGTCCTTGCCTTGTCCCTATCCTGCTCCGCACCCTTCGTCATAGTAATCACAAGGTAGATCACTGCGCCGACAAGAGGTACCTGCGCTAAGATTGAAACCGGATCGAACATTCCACCTCCCTCAAGGAGTATTGACAAGGATCACGACGGCCACAAGAGCCGCGATGATGAAGATGCGGGACCAGTTAATCCCCTCATCAGAGAGAATCTTCCTCAGTTCTTTCTCACTTAGACTACCCATTAGGATTGATGTCCGTGAAGCCGCTAGTTACGAAGTCCAAAGTGCTAGTGGAGAGGGAGAGGTCTTGGAGACTGCCGAAGTCGAAGAAGGCGATGGAGATCTTATTGACATGGGTGTCGTCGTAGATGTAGCCGTATTGGACGCTGGGGTTGCCGGCATTTACAGCGATGACCACGTTGAGGGCTGTAATGGGGACGGGGTCCGTCACAGCGCCGACAGTAAGATCCACTGTCTTCCCTCCAACCAGCAAATCCCCGCCAGTTAGCTCCCCAGTAACAAGATTGACCGTTCCACCAGCCCCATACCTCGCGTCGGCCGTCACCAGGGGCGCCGTCGAGTTGAAAATCAGCTTAAAGACATCCGTCTCTAAGTTGATCTCTCCTAGGGCCAGCCGCCGCGCGAATTCGTTCGGATGAGTGATTTGTGTCGCCATTCAGAATTCCTCAAGTAGAAGAAAGAGGGGGCCGCAGCCCCCTCCCACCATTACACAGCCGACCAACCGATGTTGGTGATGCATTTCATGGTTTCCAAATGGTGGAACTCCAGCCCAGCCTCCGTCATCCATTGGCCCTTCACCGAGTCCTCATCGTTCGCCTGGATGTTATCCTTGAACCGGGTATCTCGGCCCTTGAGGGGACGATACTGCAGGCCCTTCGGATCGATGATGATCATGGTGTTAGTGTAGACAGTCTTGTGCCGATTCAGCAGGGGATGGCTCCGAAGGAAGATGTTCCCCTGGGGCATCCGCAGGCGAGTTAACTCCATGCCATACTGAGTGACGACATCGCCAAATTCGACCTGACCAGCATGCGCTGCGAGTTTGTTGATGGCGTTAAGAGCTCCATTTCCCACTACCGCGAGGCGCTGGTCGCTCGTCCCCCCATTGGGGTTCGTGAAGTCGAACACATCGAAGACATCATCGAAGAAGACATCGATGTTGCCTGCAGTGTAGTTCGCACTCTTCACAACAATGCGACTCGTCGCAAGCGAGGAAAGGAAATGGAGGAAGCCCCCAGTGAAGCGCTCCGGCTTCCCATTCACCGCCCCCGTGAGATTCTCGAAGGGCTGGCCGAAGATCCAGGAGTATTCCAACTTACGCGAGTGGTCGAAGATTTTCCGTTTCTTGTCGTTGGCAATGGGATCGCCAGTCCGCGTGCGGGTGGAAGCGGCCGTCCCAGTGATGGAGTAGGTCGTCTTGAAGATCTGCGTAAAGTTGCTGACCTTGGTCGGATTGCGAGTAGTGCTCGCTGGCGAGGCCGTCCCTTCCTCACTCACTGAGCCGACGTTCAGGAAGTAGTCGTTATCCGCGATGGGCGCTGCGGTCGTCCCTGCCTCACCCCTTGAGATCGCAAAAGAGGTGTCATTCGTAACCGAGGTGACCCTCACCAACTCGTTGTCGTAGGTAGCCGTCTGATTCGTCCCCGCTTTCTCCACGAGCAGGATGTCCCCAGGGACGAGATTCAGCGCACCACTATCTACGACGACCGCAGTGTCCGCAGCCAACATCCCCGTCGCATCGTTCAACTGCAGTTGGAGAATGTCCAGCGTCTCCTCGAACCAGGAGAACTCCGGATCATCTGTCGCCTTTGTCGAACTCTTCGCAAGAAACCCATTGATCGGAGTATCCCCATTGGGATTCAACCAAAGGATCATCTCCAGGAAGTTCTTCGGACGCTCGTCCGTTGCCCAGTCCCCCGTACCTCGTAGTCCGGCTATAGCCGCCATTATCTCACCTCAAGAATTGTCAAGTTCAATTTGTTGGGTGAGTTCATCGAAGATATTGGTCTCGACCTTGGCGCCGCCCGCGCTAGGGGTAGGCTTCCCAGGCTTCGAGGGTTTGGAGGGAACCTCTTGCGTCCCTTTCGGGAGGGGGTCCGCCAATTTGCCCAAGAGATCGTTCGCAGAGAGGCCCGCCGCGAGCCAGGCATGGATGCCCGCCTGCCGCTGCATTTCCTCCCTCTCCAATCCCTGCAAAGAAGAACTCTGGAGTGCTGCCTCAACCTGCGCCTCATGGCCCTTCAACTCCGGCCACTTATCGAAGAAAGTATCGGCAGACCTCTGGAACTGAGCCTCGTTCTTTGCAATACCCTTTACAATATCGGGGAGCATCGTGGAGGCAAATTCCAAAATCTGACTCCGCGTCGTTTCCCACGCACTTCGCTGAACTCTCGCTAGAAGGCGGGGTAGGAGTTCCTCGGGAGAGGTTCGCAGAACCTCGGCCGCATCCTCGTTTAGGGAGTACTGCTGCGCTAGCTGCGTTTCCCAAGTTTCGAGTTGGGCTGCCCTTTGGCTGTCCTCCAGTTGCGAGCGCTGCTGTTGGGCAAGCTGCTCGTCCCGCATCCGCTGTGCATTCTCCTGCGTCTGCTGCTCCTCGACAGCTCTGTCGATAGCCGCTTGCGCATCCTGCACTTCTTGCGAAGGAGCTTCTTCCTCCTCCGCTTTCCCATCAACTTGACTACTCTCAGGCTCGGCCGCCTGTGCTTCCGGCTTTGGATCTCCCTCTTCAGGAGGGGATTCTTCAGACTCGGGCGCCTGCTCCTTTACCTCTTCCGTAGCCTCTGAAGGCTCTTCCTCTACCTCGTCGCCCCGGAGGACGGAGGAGAGTTCGGCCCATGGGTCTTCTGAACTAGCTTCTTCGCTGGCTTCGTCGCCCGCGTCGCTAGCGGTAGCACTTAGATCACTCATTCCACTCTTTCTCCCGTGCGTCTCCCAAGATGCCCTCTAGACCTTCTATTAGGAGGTCGAGGTAGGTTGGTAGGTAGAGCTTTCCTGCACGCACCCCCTTATCATACTCCAGGCGCAGCACTGTGTCAAGCCCCCCATCGATGGGCAGCGTGAATCGCCCCGCCGGCTCGCTCTTCTCCAACAGATCAACCAGCGCGGTCCATCCCGGGTGCTCGCGCAGGGAGCGGAATAACTGGACCTGTTCCCCCACCATTTGGGGATTTGGCTCCTCCCCCTGCGGGAACGCTATTTCCCTGTTGGATTGAGTTCGCAAGTTGTCCATCCGGTACCGTCTTTATCTTGAACTGTTTGATATTCTTAATCCCGCCCTGCTGCCCAATCCACTCGAAGACCTTCCCCATGTCATACTGCTGCATGATCTGCGGGAAGCGCTGGATCTGATTAAGGAGGTTGCCCCACATACTTACCAGGGCGAAGCGGTCGATGGGGAGGGCGCCATCCACAGGGATATAGCTATAGCTCCCCGCGATTAACTCCGGCGTGATGTTGATGAAGTTCTGCGCATTGCTAAAGGTGTCGCCCGCGATGCGGAACATCTGTTCGCTGTCATACTCCTGCTGGACTGTGGAGAGCATCATGTCGGAGAGGGGGGAGAAGCCCATCGAGGAGATGTATTCGGAGAGGGTGCGGAGGCGGTTAATGGAGGAGGCAGCGCTTTGGCGGGCCTCAGTAGCGGTTTTCCGGCCGCCGGAGTTCAAAACGCCCATTAGGTTGTCAGTGACGCCCGTCGCACGCTGCATCAGTTGCTCAACGATCTGCGCATCGCGGAGGTGCGCTCCCGTCACATCGGCGCCCCCCGTTATCGTATGGATAGCCGTCCCAACATCCGTCCCATAGGCCTCCGGCCGCAGCCTGATCCTACTCCCCGGATCCCCCTCATCAGACCTCAGGAGATCCTGTGCCACGATCCTAGACGGATCATAGACTATATCCCCATTCAACGTCTTCCTTACCGCATAAATATGGGAATTGAATAGCCACGACAGGGTATCATTCAGCGGCCTCGCGACGTCAAAGAGGGACCGTTTCGTCAACTGATACCCCTCAACCTCGCTCTCAATGATCCTATAGCCAAACTTCCCATGGAGATAACCATCCGGCCGCGCCTGGATGATGACCCTATCCGCCACAACGGAGAACTTCCAGATCTCGGGGAACTCCGTCGTCCCTAACCCCCAGTCCTTCGGGATAAGTTCCACCTTCATCTCGAAGCCCTGGCCCATTCCCACCAACATGGAGTCTTGGGGGAGCGCCTGGCTCACCGAAGGAAGAGGGGGGACTCCCACCACTTGCTCCTTCTTATCCCCCTGGAAGTTGAGGTGTTTCTTCGCCTCATCTATGTTCATATAGATGCCCTGGAGTTCCTTCTTCTTAAGTTCATTCCAGGAGAAGTTCTGCAAGTGGCCGGCGAATTCCCCATCATCCACTGCGGAGAGAGGGACGCGTGGGTCGCCTATGTAGTCATAGGGGCGGATGGCCCGCAGTTTGTTGCCCTTGTAGCCGCTAATGGTCTGGACTCGGCGAATTGTCCGATCTTGCCCAGGGATGGCGACGCCCGCGATGGTTAGGGGAATGGTCTCGATCTTTGAGATCGTCCTAACTTCCTCATCCCAGTATTGCTGGATGATACCTATGCCATACTTGAGAGAGTCCATTAACCAGACGTAGTAGGGGACAATGTGAGCGCCGACGGTGGTGTTGTATTCCATGATGGCCTCAACGGCCATTACGTTATCCTCAGTCTCGCCATGGCGGCCGGAGAATTGCAAGACAGGGGATCGCCCCAGTAAGACCGTCGCGAGATAAGTGTGGGCCGCTAGGACCATCGAGTAGGAGTAGGGAACCTCAATGGTGGTGAATTGGGGCACCCCTCTATCCCGACTCGCCCGCCGCAGCGCATCATTATCACTCTCCGGTATCGCCGATTGGAAATCCTTATCGCTCCTTTCCCAATTCCCCCGCTTATCCGCCATCTCCCGCTCGGAGAGCTGCTTCCTAGCGAGGAGAGCCTGGAGGATTTTCTTATGGAGGCTCGACTTGACGGAGATTTTGACTGTCACGGAGCGTTGCCCCTCCAGTTGAGTGGTTGAATTTTTTGGAAGGCGGAGTCGGGGTTGCCCTGGAAGGCGGAAGCGACGCGGAGTTCCTTAAGACCGATGGCGAGGGCGTCGAGCCAGTCGTCGTGTTTCACATCCGGATAGGAGAGGAATTGCTCCCTTAGCTTGGTGAGGCCCGGCGCCACCATTAGCCGCCCATTGAAAGAGACGTCCCCCACCTCTTGGCGAATTCGCGTCTCCTTGTTCCGCCTATCCTCCACCTCGCGGAGGGCGAAGAAGGTGCGGGAGGAGGCCATCTTCTCCCTGAGGAAGGAGGCGAAGACGCGGGCGAAGAGGACGGTCTCTATGGCGACCCAGACGAGGGAGGAGCGATAGCGGGTCACGAGGTCAAAGAGGCGCAGGCAGAATTCTGCGGGGTCCGGCTGTTTGCAGTCGAAGCCGTCAATTACCCACACCACATTCCCAACGAAGCGCCAGACTATTACCACGCAGTCATCGGGGTCGCGCGAGCGGCGCTTTGTCGCCTCCGAGGGGGGCGGCGTCGGATCAATAGAGATATAGGTTGGCCCCTCGGGATAGGGCAGGGTCGCATCCCTAATCCACTCGGGGAGAAAGGCGGAAGTCTCCCTTGACACGATCTTGCACTCCATCTCACGCATCCACAGGGAGAGCTGGTTTCGCTGGCGGTAGCCCTCCTTCATCTCCTCCAGCTCAGCGGTCGTCCAGCGCTGCGGCCAGGCGCTCGTCCCCTCCTCAGTGAAGCAAGGGAAGGAGAGCGTGAGCCAACTGGAGTCGGCCTCGCAGGTGGAGACGAGGTCTCCTGGGTGGAGGACCGTCTGGAGCAAGGCGACCTTCGCCCGAGGAGACTCACTCGCAGGAGAGAGGGAGTTAACCACTCCGCCGTAGAAACGGTCCTTAGTCTTCTCTCGCTGCTCGGAGGTGCCAGTGTTGTCCTCATCGCAGGGGTCGTCCACCAGGATAAAATCGGGGCGGTAGTCCGCGAGGTTGACTCCACGGATACTCCCCGTTATCCCCAGCGCTATGACATTGATTGTCAGGCCCAGCGCTTCATTCACCACCTCCAGATGAACGTCCGTCCACTTCCCACGCTTCCTAAGCCGGAAGAAGTCGGTCCACTCGCTATTGAAGGCTATCTGCTGCTTGAGCCAAGTTAGGGTATAGATGGCGTGGTCCTGGGACTTGCCAAGGACTTCGATAGTGTTTGAGATCCCATAGGCGATGCGCCGCGAGAGGACAAGGCGGGCGATGGAGGTCTTAGCTGAGCCCCGGAAGGACTTAATCGCTGCGTAGCGGTGAACGGTGTCCTCCAGGGCAGTGTAGGCGGAGTAGTGGAAGTTAGGTACCTCCTGGCGGCACATCTTGGGGAAGAAGGTCTTGCCATAGAGGCCAGGGTCGACGGCGGCGAGGTGGAGAAGTTCCTCGTAGTCGGTCGAGGGCTGCTCTTTAAGGACAGATGTGGACATTGAAGCTACCTATCCTAGAGAGGGTGATGTCGGGGCAGAGGTAGGGACGCTCGGGGAAGGGGATTGAGGGGTCGTACCAGTGGCAGACCTCGGTGTAGGCGATTTCCCAGAGGGAGGGAGGGAAGGCGCAGCGGAGGACGGGAAGGTAGAGGTCGCGCGTTTGCCAGTAGGCGCGGGCCGTGTGTTGGAGTTTGTATTCGACGAGGACAAGGCGATGGTCGTAGGGGAGGAAGAGGAGGCCGTCCATCTGGCACCATCGCGGACGCGGCGCGGTGCCTTCATTGAAGGAGAACCAGGGAGAGGCCACGTATTCGACGGGGTAGAGGGAGGTGAAGAGGGCCTGCATCTTCTTCTCATAGGCAACGCCGCGAGCGCGGGCGCCCTTGGGGTGGCGGAAGTGCGCCCAAGGGGGCGCCTCCCTGCGGAACGCCACATTGCAGACATCTACCGCCCCCCTAAAGTTTTTAGGGCGCCGTAGTGCTTTCGATGGCGCCAGTGGGGTAAATTGCATGGCCCATCCTCTCGCGTGCATCCATGATCGCCTGCGCGTCCGCGTGAATGTGGAGCTGGGGGCGGATGTCCCGCTCGACCGGCGCAGCGGTGGAGAAGCCGTTCATCTTCAGAGCCATCTCCGCAGTTTTCTGGATCTTTTCGACGTCCGGCTCATTCTCCAACTCCGCCGCCAGGCGGCTCACGGCGTGGGAGGCCAGCGCCTGGACCTTCGTCACCAGGGGCAACATCGCCGCGTCGCCCCTTTTTTCCAGGCGCCCGCGCAGTTGGCGCTGGAAGAGGTCCGTATTGTAGACGGTGGAGACCCAACCTTCGGAGACGCCCATGTGATGGGCGATCTGTTTGTGGGTCGCCAGCGGCATGGCGACCAGGAGGTCCAATAGCATGTGGTGGCGGCTCCGCAGCCTCTTCGGGGCAGACATCGCCTCGTCCTCTAGAGGGATTTGCGGGGCATTATAGCATTTATTGGGGTCGGGTGTCAATGGGCTGGGGCTGGGTGTCAATGGGGGTCTCTCTGGGACATTGTGTATTGTCCCTAAAAAACCCAAAAAGTTTTCCGCATTGCCTTATGATTGAGCGACCCCCCGCCCCCCGGGGGCGACCCCCCCTCCCCCGCCTCACTGTTCAATTAATGGGGGGTAGGATCGTCAGGGTGGAGGATTGTTAGGCAGCAAGAGCCTAGGGATAGAGCCGGCAGGGAGGGGATAGGATCGGAAGGTAGAGAGAGGGTAGGGGAGTCTGGCTCCCCTACCCCGAGTGCGGGGCTTAGCTTACCTGCCGCTTCCGCAGGTAGGCAACCCGCTTGAGCTCGAAACGCAACTGCAGGGCCTCGCTTTGAGACTGTTGGGCGGCTTCGGAAAGCATTCCTAGCGCCCGATTCATCCTGACCAGGTCGTCCGCTTCAAGGCCCACACAGAACGCCTCGAACGCCTCCCCCAGCTCTTCGAAGTGGTCAGCCATCCGCAGGGCCGCATCGCGCACCTTGTCGTTGTGTATTATATCACTCATGACTTTTCTCCTGTATTCCGCCCAGCAGGTCATCCAGGCTAGCCGCTGGCGTCGTGTCGGCCTTCCGCGCCGTCCGCTCGGCCTGCAGCGCGAGGATGGTTGCCTTCACTTCCGGTTGCCCGCGCAGCGCCACGATCTGTTCCTCCGTAAGCCGGCCGAGGAACTCGATGGTCTGGGGGTCGCTCGTGAACTGCATCGGCCTGAGCCGCTGCAGTGCCTCGACCAGCAGAAAGCTGATGCGAGGCGCGTTCCAAATCCCCTGCGTGAGATAGTTCCAGCGGCGATCCGCGTAGAACCTGGCCTCGGCGAGGTTCTCTGCCGTGTTGTACGAGTCGCCCAGCACCTCCCGAAGGCCCCGCGTCGCCAGCGCCGCCCGGATTTCCCCGGTCAGTTTCGCGACCGGGAAATTGTCCGTCTTCCCGTCGGCCCAGCGCAGCTGGACGACGCTGGTATCGTACTGCAGGATCGCTTCAGCGATCCGATTCTTTTTAGCCATTACTCAGTCTCCTATATGGTGAATTTGATTGCCCGCATTTCAACGGCTGTAGGCATTCGCCAGATGCCATCGACGCAGATCGGGTACCGTTCGTCGTCGATGTCGAGCGACGCATCGGCGTCGCCAGTGACCGAGCGGAGCGCGGCGAGCACCGGCGACTCATCTCGCCCATACACTAGATCGCGAAGGTCTCTTGTCGCTACATATCCTTCCGCGTACGCGGCGGACGTCTCGTCCGCAGGCCTGTAGGCGACTGCGCCATCCAGCTCCAGCTTATACACCCCACAGTGCCCGCACACTCGTGCATGGTCTGCCCATGAACGCCACTCATGGGCGCTCCATGAGCAGGCAGGTGGCTCCGCCCCCTGGGATACTTCGATAGAGGCTATTATGCCTCCATCGATCCTAACTCTCACTGCTAAGCCGTCTTCATCGACGACCATATACTCATCCATTCTCAGGTCTCCCGTTGCCGCGTCACCCCAACGGTGGCGCTCACCCCCCATTATAGGCGTCGCCCCTAGTCTGTCAAGTTACCGTTCGTCGGATAAGAGTAGTTCTTATTAGCATTTCCATTCGCATTTGCGCTTAGGGGCGGGAGCACGGCACAGAAAAGGGGGGCCAGGCCCGGGGGTCTGCCGTGCAATCAATGAGGCCCCGACGCCCCAGCGTGCAATCAATGGGGCCCCCCAGCCCGACCGTGAAGCCGCTCACGCCCCGCACGCATCGCAGCCGCACGATCGACCACCCGCCGCACGCGCCCTCAGACGGCCCTCACAGCGGGCCCACGGCGAGCCGCCGGCAGCCCGCCAACCCGCGACCCTAGTGGCACCCTAGTTAGGGCTATTTGGGCACATTGAAAACGCAAAGCATCGACCCCCCTACCCACTAGGAACCCACTACCCCACCCACTACGCACCCACTAGCACACAAATAGGCCCCCACTAGAATAATTAGCGCCATCAGTGGTTCTATTAGAAAAAAAAAAACTAAAAAATAAACCCACACCTGCTTCCCAGCGTCCCCGCCCCCGTCCCCCCCATGGCCCCCCCCCAGCCGCCCCCGCCCCCCCCCCACCCCCCCCCCC